GTTTAACTTTGCGCCTACTATTATTGGGTGCGATCCAGCATGGACTGGACCTGATGAGTTGGTAGTTTACTTGAGGCAAGGCCTCTATAGTAAACGATTATATACTTGTTTAAAGAATGATAACGATATTGTTACAGCAGGTATTATTGCTAGATTTGAGGACGAATATAATGCTGATGCTGTATTCATAGACCAAGGATATGGAACAGGTATATGGAGTGCGGGCGAAACAATGGGCAGATCTTGGAATCTTATTGCATTTGGTGGAAAATCTTCTGATTTGGGTTATGCTAATAAACGGGCTGAGATGTGGGGAAATATGAAAGAGTGGTTAATTAATGGTGGTGTAATTGAAGATGATGAAATTTTAACTAATGATTTGATAGGCCCTGAAGCTGGTGTTAATTTAAAAGGACAAATACAGCTTGAATCTAAGGATGATATGAAGAAAAGAGGTCAACCATCTCCTAATAGAGCGGATGCATTGGCCTTAACTTTTGCCTACCCTGTAATTAAAAAAGAATGTTATTTGGGTAATAATAGGCAGCAGTCGTATGATCCGTTTGCCGGTATGTGAAGGGAGGTGAGACTATGCATAAGATTATGATGCAGTTACACGGTGGTGGCGGTGGAGGT